CAATCCGCATAGTAGATTTCGGATTCATATGAAATGTCGCGGACGCCTCCTGCTGTAGAGTACTTGTACTCAGGGCCTTCGGCGCCCCCTCTTTTGTAGGGCGCGTGGCGGCAGAGATAATCTTACCTCCAGAATCTGCGTGGATATTCTCCAAATAGTTTTCCGCTGATTCTCTGTCCTCAAGTTGCTCTGATAGGCTGGCTTCAAAGGGGATATTGGGGGCCGACCACTGTCCCTTGATTTTCCACGCCGTCGCTGTAGAGAAGGCCTGTACCTCATTTTCACGGTCAACTAGAATACGAAGGGCGGGAGTCTGGCATCTCCCCGCGCTCAATGAAGGACCCACGTACTTCCACAAAAGGGGTGAAATGGTGAACCCCACCATCATATCCAAAACCGCCCTCGCCTGTTGGGCGTTTACGCGATTCATATCAATGCGCCGAGGATTCGTCACAGCCGCCGTAACAGCCTTCTTAGTAATCTCATGAAATACGGCGCGAGGAGTGGCGGCGATATCCAGTTTTAAGAGAACCGCCACAGAATACGAAATGGCCTCACCTTCACGGTCATCATCCGAGGCCAAGTATATGGTGGTCGCCTTCGCGGCAGCCTCCTTGATTTGGGCTATTGCCTTCGCCTTCTCTTTCATAAACTGATATCGCGGCTCAAAATCTCGCTCAATACCGACTGCCTCTAAATCCTCCTCCAAAGAACGAATATGACCCATTGTGGCTATAACACGCCATCCGGCCCCTAAGAATCCCTGGATTTTAGAACATTTCGCAGGTGATTCTACAATAACGAGTGACGACATAGCTTGTGATTACTTATCATAGTAGTGGAATAACAATTTTATGGGGGAGGCGCATATTACGTATCTTAAACCCACGCCACAGTAGTATACATAAGTAAATGCCCATATCTGAAATAGTCAGTTCTCTCGTTCCAAATAAGAGCCCATTCGTATGGCGAAAAGATCGCGGCGATTCAGAAATAAAACGCATTTTCGGGACAGAAACAAAAAAACAGGGAATATTCCCGAATGCCTTTCAAAACTACAAGCAACAAATAGCAAAAATATTTCCGTTTCAACATTCTCGCAAACCTTTGAGAGAGATACAGACAACTATAATCCCTCCTCCAGAAGAGGACCCTCCCTACGCAGATGTCACTCCCCCTCCAGAAAGGGAGGACGCACTTGTTGACGTGTCTGGTAACCGTGGAAGTTGAGATACTTTCCATCCGTTTCATAAAACCCGTACTTTTTGTACCATTTGAGAAGTGACTCATATCTCAAAGGATACAAATGAACGCCCCTGTGCTCTTTCCAGCATGTACGCAGAATATGCCGCATAAGAATATCACCATATCCGCAGCCACGATAGGCAGAATGTACCGCTATATAATCAATATAGCGATTATCACCATTCCTCTTATGAAACGAGATAATGGCAAAGGCCACGAGTTCGCCCGACCCTGTAAATACCCCATAGGAATACGGATGAGACCGATTACGCCACGATATGCCCAGGTCCCTCACAGGAAGATGCTCTCTGTCAAAGGCATCATGAAAGATATCCTTCACAGAACGATAATCGCTCGTAGTCAATCGGCGAATACGCATAGTTGTACCGGCCCAATATACATTTACGCGTATCAAATTTATTTGAGCCCCCCTTAATAGAGGGTATGTCAGCGCCCATGTCAGATCCGAAAATAGAATATAGAAATCTCGGAAAAGATTTCACTGGCCTGTTTGTAACAACCTATTATTTCCGCAACGCCGATTGTAATACATGTATTGATCTTCCCCTATATCAAACAGGAATAATACATTATTTGGAAGTGACAGAACGCCCAGAGTTCAAGGGATGGAAGGTACTCATATATATTGATGCGTATAGTCTACAGAATCCTATATTCAATGGCAATACACAGAATAATGCCCTACGCGCCAAACATAACTCCGATTGGAAGAAAATCACCGAACATCCCAATACTGTTTTCTGCGTCGTAACATGGCCTGAGTATGCCCTAAAGGATGCTACGAAGATTGACGAAGCCATTCTACGCGCCATACGCATGAAAGCCTTCTGCGATTTTCCTGATACGCCCGTATTTTTGCGTGATGGAGATACACTCTTTCCGAATCTAATGGGCTCTAAAAAGGATGCCACACCCCTACATAATATTACAGAATGTCTTGCCATATGGGAAAAGACGTTCTGGGATGAGATGAAAAAGTTGCCCCCGCAAACCTTTCAAGTGGCTTCACAGCCCAACTATCGCGCCGGCTGGCATGTAAATCTCGCCACAGGAATCAAGACAAATGGATGTTATGCCGCCCTCACATCTACACTCGGCGGTATCCCCCAGTTCAAAGACGGCTCCCTATGGAAGAAATGTCTGGAATATTTGAGGGCGAATACCAAGATTGTGAATGGCGTGGCAAATGATATGAATAAGCCCACCTATATCGGAAAAGATGAACAGCTTATTATTTATGTAATCGTACCTGCCCTATTTCCCACAGTCCGCTTTTATTATCTGGAATATGCCCAAGTGGAAGGGGTCGCGGTAGAAGTCACAGCCGATACACCATTCGCCGCAGCTCTAAAGGACATGAAACAGTACCCATCACCCTATAAGGAATCTCTCGGCGAGGCTCTGACGCCCATACCCCCCTCCACATTCAAACGCAAAGATGACAATGAAAAAACAGAACTTACACACTTGAATACCGAGATGATTCGCAAATGTTTCTCTGGAGACTTAAACGACTTGATGAAAACGATTTTCAAATATTATTATGACAAAATATCTGGGGCTCGGCAGACTGGTGGTAGTAGAAGAGGTGTTAGTAGGCGAACATCATACCGGCGCGGCCGCCGTACACGCGGAAAATATTGTAGGTCTCGGCCCAAGCGTAAATGATTACACGCGGCACAGCGGCAGCGGCCTGAAATCCTCGGAGGGGTTTTAGTCCGATTTTCAGATTAATATTCACGATTTTATCCAGATTCGCCTCTCCACACGGCTGACTAGGGGCCAGTGTACCCGATTGAAACGCGAAAGGAAGATTATAATAATAGCGATTTACCCACGGCGATTTTCTCTGCTCCAAAGACGGTATGAGAGAGCGGTATACTGACGGCGTGGCCGTGGCGTATCTATAGAGAGAACCGCTGTAGATAAGTTCAATAGACCGAATCGGCTCCGAGTCAGAAAATACAAAGGCTGGCTGAATCTCATTGAGGACGCGTGTACCGATTTCACTCGCATCAGGCCACCAAGGCGTAACGAATGTGTCTGAGCCCGACAAATCTCTCGTGGCCAAGAATCGCGCGTTATAATACGGCGCCTCATACCTCTGCGCGTAAAAATACAGATTCCTCGTTGGATTCGGTATTTTTAAATAGCAGTTTACTACGTTCGCCGATTTGGAATCCACGGGCTCAAATGCATAGTGCTGAAGAATAGGCACTTGTATATCCGCCAGACGAAATCTGTTGGCCTCCGCCCTATCCAAATAGATATATTCCGCCATGAGATACGTATCACCCAATATCTGAAGGGTCTCTGCCGTCGGTATTGTGATGTCAGGGACTGCGAATACCCGGGTGGAGTGGCCCGGAAATCCGTCCAGGCCGGATATATCCACCCCATTCGGGTCACCATAATAAAATGGGGAACTGGCGAGAGGGAAATATGCACCACCGCCTACAGGGTTCGCGGCCGGCGGTGTAACTTGCGCGGAACTCACATATAGAGTATTTAGAGCGGCGAAGTTGATACTCAGAACAACCGGGTCGGCTTGTATGGCGTCTATGGGGAGAAAGGTACCTGCGTCGCCACAGCTGAACCAAAAAGGGAGTGGCGTCGTGGCCCGAGTGATGGAATCTCCGCCGAATGAGGGGGCGGAAGGTTCGGGGGAGTATGCCCAACCAGGCGTAAAACCAGTACTTTTTCTGGGAAGAAGTTTATCCATCAAAGACACTTTTTCAAGCGGCGTTGTAAAATCATCTATCACCTCCAGAAGTCGTCCGTCAATCTGTTCTACGCGCGTACCACCGATTGTAATAGTGGCCTGTTGAAGAAGAGCGTGGCCTACAGAGTTCGTCCATCCAAACATCGGACCCGCGAATACCTTTCGGTTATCCTTACACCATTTTTGTGCGGCGAGTTGACTTGTAGAAATGTCTGGCATGGTCGTTACGAGATAGAGACGTGATATGAGTTGCCCTTTTCTTGGAAGAGTTATGGTCGCCGTATTTCCAAGTGTCGGACGTGTATCAAAATCAAGACGAATCCACTGTGTGGTGAATCGCCCTGGCCGAATAAATACCCGTATAAAAAACTTGATATTTGGTTTGCCCTTTTGACATATGATTTCTGCGTCCTGTATACCTCCATATACAACTCGCAGCAATGATGCCACCATCTCTTTTAAAGGGTGAGATGGAAACCTTAGACCATTTCACGGAGAGTCATAGTCTAAATCATACGGGCTCACATACCCTGCTTCCGTATCCATTGGCTCATCCGCAGGAGTGACGTCGTCATTGAACTCTTGGCCTTCTAGAGGCTCGGCGTAAAAGGGGCTAGACCAGTAGAGGGTACTTTCGTTTATCTTCACCACCACACTACCATCGGCGTAAAACTGATAAAAGCTGTTGGGTTTTTCGTTGCCCCACTTAATAGCCGTGGAAAGAGTTGGCTTCGTATACCACAGGGTTCGCATACCGTTCGTGGCGATTTCCACGACCATTCCATCTTTATACCAGAACACGATTGTGCCATCGTGTAGAGTAATGCCCAGTATATCCTCATTGAATGGGCGAGGTGCTACAGGACGTTGCCGAATCGTATGGAAGATTAGGTTGGATTGAGGGAATACCACGTGGGCGGTTTGCGTCCAAGTATTCGGCTGCATTGTTATATACTATATGTGCGAACGGCGATATCAATTTTATACCCGCATTAAATAGATGGGTATTGAACATATAATACATCAAATATGGCTCGGAAATAATCCGCGACCCGTGGAATGGATGCAAACCGTGGAGGATTTCGCGGCCGAATATGGCTACAAATACATGATATGGACAGAGGATGCCATTCCTTCCTCACTCATGAATAAAGAACTCGCGAAAGTATTCAAGGGCTATGAATCATTAGCAGGAAAGGCTGATATACTCCGACTGGCGGTCTTATATAAGTACGGTGGTGTATACATTGACGCAGACACGGTGATTATGCGGCCAGAGAAGTTTGACACATTTATCAAGAATAATGCGGCAAATGTCTTTTTTGGCTGGGAAAATATTAACGCAAAGAGAACACGGAAACTCGGGTTGGCGCAGAAGAAGTTGGTGGCAAATGGACTAATAGGGGCGCAAAAGGGGCATCCGTTTTTAAAGGAACTCTTGGATGGTATTACAGATAATATTCAAGAGAATGGGGCTGACGGCGAGGCCTGGAAAGAAGTCGGCCCCCTCTATGTTACTCAAAAGTATACGGAGTTGAAATCTAAATATAAGGATATACATGTATATCCTATGAAATATTTTTACCCCATGCATTGGGCGGGTATTACAGACCCAGAGTTACATAAACGCGTGAAGATTCCTGCGGCGAGTATGCTTTTTCAATATGGCTATTCTACAAACTCTTTTGACAAGATTTTTAAGAAGTTGCGGCGGCGTACACGGCGTAGACGCCAAGATTAGTCCATATACATAGGGCTTGATAGACCATTCTCAAAGCGGGTCCAGTTCAAGGCGAGACAAAACACTTTCACTTCCCATGTACCTTCTTCTGGGGCATCAACCTCTAGAATCAGCCGCAGAGAATCTACACGACTCGCATTCAGCGAACCACTCGGCTGATGTTCTCCAGGACGTTCTGCGAAAGAATAACCATATACAAAACGTGAATAGGCGGCGTAGCCTCCACGATGGGCCGCGGCGATATGTTGCCTATAATACTGTTCATCTGCCTTACAGAGCGTTTGGCCATTCACCTGTATTTCTGCGGTTTGAAGAAGGGGTTGTTTCGCCGCGTAAATAGTCTGGTCATAGGGGTCGGATACCCAGTCCCTTTCTGTGATAGAAGAATAGTTCGTCCAATCATTATTATTGTGTGCATCCTTTCTGCGAACAAACCAGAGGATTTCCTCTACGGGATGATTTGACTCCAGGGGGAGCTGAATACGAATCCTATTATCTGTGCCATTCCATCCTACTGCGTATTTGAGAGGCTCATCAAAGGAAAATGTCTGTAGTTCTCTGTGTATAAGGTCAAACGGGTTACGTAACATGCGTCGTCTGAGTTCGCCGTCCACTATCGCACCATAGGTAAGAAGTTGTACAGATTTGAATGAGGGGGGCGCCACATCTGCCCCGTAACTCGCCGAGGACCAGGTAAAAGGTCCAGGCGCCGTTCTATAGTTCGCGGGGTATAGTTCTAGTACCGACCTGAATCCATTGAATGAACTCCATTGAATACCGTCCCATTTATATATAAGAGTACCTACGGGCACTTCTATCTCAAACTTTGGAGGTAAATCCCAGAAACCCGTTTTTGAGACGGAATCATATGTCCAGTTACACGCGTTATACGTGAAGTTCGTTACAGAAGAAAGGGGCGTGGCATCGCAACTATCTCTGTATCCGCGCATTTGACGCACACATTCGGTGAAGGGTCGTAGGGTAATATGAATCTTCACGGAACCGTCTTTTACTGCTATCATGGGTAGGCCCTCCTGTAACTTTGTACGCATGAACCAAAAGGGGAGGAGACAGTTCAGTGTACCACCCTCTACAGGAAATGTGCTGGGGGCACGCTCGGGACTGGTAAGTCGTCCTCTAGGAAGTATGCCGAGATGGTCGTAGGCTATGCCAAACTGCGTATTGTAATCTGCGAAAAGAGTACTGAACACATAGATAAAGTCGCCGTCAATCGTTTCTACTGTTTGACCGTCCATTTCCAGTTCTGCGCGTTGAATAATACTTGTTCCGAGACTATTCGCGTATTCCCAGGCTGTATCGCGTTCTTCATACGTTAAAAATCCCGCTTCATATGCATTCTGTGTTTGCTGGTCTAGCCAATGTCCGAGATTAATCTGTAGAGTCGTCCCTAGAAGAATATCACCCACAGACACGGAACCTATATCAAATGAAAAGCGTTGGCCAAAGGCGGCGGGGCCGCGTAGGGCGATTTCTTGAATAGCAGG